TGAATATAAAACGCTTGATTATCGTATCATGTGCGGGCAATTATATCAGCAGAATACGATTGATAGAGCCAAAGGTATTATTGCAAATCCGATGCCATCAAATTGGTACACACTACATGAGTGTAAAGTTAAAGAAGATGATGACGATGAAACTAAAAAGAAAAAAGAGTTTAATTATAGGATTGCAGCCGCAAAGAAACCATATTTTATGACATATGTATATCCAAGATTAAAGTCGGAAAATGATGCTTATGTCAAAAACAATAATTATGGTGCTATTAGACGATTCAATGAATATGGAATAGACGGAATTTCTGATTTAGAGAAATATGAACCGAAAACAGAGGCAATGCAAGAATACTACGATTATTATAAAAGACTTATGCCGGTTTCTTGGATATTTGAAAATGTTTTCAAATGCTATTTATCAAAGTTTTCGAGAATGATTCGTGAATCAAACCAATCTGACTTTGATTATCGTATCTTAAAAAGCGGTGTTGTTTATAGCAGAAATAATTATAATCAAATTTCTGCACTATACAAAGAGTACAGTCGGAGAATAGAGGAATATCAACGAAAGATTAGAACAGAGAAAGTTGATAAGGATAGCGAATATGTTCAAAGACATTTATTTGTAGAATATTTCAGAAGTGAGTGCTATAAGGTTTGTTCAAATGAGGATGAGTTATGTGATATTCTTTTAGATTTGTGTTATCAGAGAGAAACATCAAAACAATTCGCATGGGATATTTGCGGAAATGTAATAATTAAAAATCTTCTTGATAAAAACAATGGAATCATTCACTACCCGCAGTTGGTTGATAAAGATGGAGACTTTGAGTATTGTGGCAAGCAATTCAAAATGTTTGAAAAGGAATTGGAGGTGACATCCGATGATTATTCTGAATGAGCGGGAGTATGCAGAGAATTGTTTGCAGAACGGTTATGTTGATATAAAGCCATTTAATACTTTATCTATTCTTGCAAAATATTATTATCATCATTGTGGTTTTCGGAAAAGAAAAATAACATCTCTCCTGCTCGATTATTTAGCGAAACATTATCCCCGATACGAATTAAACGAATTCAGTTGGCAATCCACAATAGAAAAAATTGCTTCGAGCGCAGGTAAATATACTTTATATGAAATCTCCGGAATTAAAATAACAAAAACAGAGATGGACAAGATAAAGGCAATTCACAACAAAGTTTTGGAACGTTTAATGTTTACAATGCTTTGTTTGGCAAAATTGAGTAATGAGAAAAATCCAAAGAACAATGGTTGGGTCAATGCAGATTCCAAAGACATTTTTGGATATGCAAGGATTTCGTGTAAGGCGAATGAAAGAGAAATAAAAATCGGGAAATTGTGGCAGAGCGGTTTATTAGAGTTTTCTAAAAGAAATGATAATCTGAATTGTCGTGTGACTTTCATTGATAATGAATCAGATGAAGTTTTGTTCGTTTCTGATTTTCGTGAACTTGGATATGAGTATCTTGCGTATAATGGCGAAAATTTTATTCGTTGTGCAGAATGTGGTGTATTAACCCGTGGAAATAAAGCAGGAACAAAAAAGTATTGTAGAGATTGTGCTACATATACTCCACAAGAAACAAAAAAGATTATATGTGTTGATTGTGGAAAAGAAATAAATCTTATTGGAAGCAATAAAAGAACCGTTAGGTGCAAAGAGTGTCAAAGTGCAGTAAATAGAGAAAAAAAACGTATTTGGAAAGCAAATAATAATCAAAAGTAGAAATCTATATTTTGAGATAATTTTTATTATCAGCTCAAAATGTCGTGGTAAGTTCTCAAAAATTGAGGGCTAAAAGGTGTTTTAGAGATAATTTAGAAAAACACGATTTTCGTATATGAAGGGAGATATAAACCCTTTACTCTCATTTCTTTATCTTTCTCTTTTCTTGATTAGCACCGGCATGGCAATAGTTGTGTCGGTGCGCCCTCTATACGGCTGCGGTAATCATCCTTCTTTATTTCTAACAACACTGAATCCGAGTTTTGCATATTTGTTTGCGAAATTTGGATTATATAAAATTATTGATTATCGGGTTTCTGTATTGTTATGTGGCTATGTTATAGCTTCCTTCTTTGAATAAAAAGAATTAATAGGTTAAAGAAATTATTGAGCTATTACAATTTCCACAAATGGTGGCGTAGTCAAGCGGTTAAGACACCGCCCTTTCACGGCGGTAACGTGGGTTCAAATCCCGCCGCCATCACCAGATAAGGGTAGGTAGAGCGTAATTGGTATCGCACCGGACT